CGATCGAGATTTCCTGCACCGGGAAGGCCCAGAAGCCGCCCGCGCGTGGTGCCGTGAACAGCAGCGGGCGCTGCCGCGCGTGGAATTTATCGACCCGCGCGATCGTCGCGGTCAGCGTCCACACGGGATCGGCTTGCGATCGGGCCACGCGCCACGATCGCAAGTCGACGGCGATCCCATACCCCCACAGGATCGCCCCCTGGGTGCCATGGACGGTGAGCGAATCGAACACGCGCGCCTACGCGTGGATGCCCGCGACCCAGGCCGTGCCGTTCCAGTTGCAGGTGCTCGCGTCGCCGAGTCGCATATATTGGCCCGTCACCCAGTTCGTCGCCGGGTTCGCCGTCTTCCCCGTCATCGCGGCGAGATTCGCCGGGGCGGCGGCGCCCGCTGGCGTGAACGTGCCGGGCGTGCCCGCCGTCGCGCCCGTCGCGACGACGACCGGCTTCATCGCGAAGGCACCGGCCGCCTTCCACGATCCCGAGACTTTCGGCGCTTGCAAGCTGGCGTCGATGCTGGCGTCCATGTAGGCGAGGCCCGACCAGGCGTAGGTCGGCTCCGTGCTGTTCGGCACGAGCTCGAGCAGGCCGGGGGTCGTCGCTTCGGCCGCCTTGAACAGCGCGAGTTCTTGAGAATTCCAAAATCCTGACAGCGAACCTTCACTGTTGCGCAAACCGGGCACGTAGACACGATTCGTGTCTTGGAAGCAGGTCACGTCTTCATACTCGGTGCTGAAATCGCCCTGCCACGCGTTCAACGAAATGATCGGCACGGCCGTGACGCCCGCCTGATCCCACTTCACCTGCCCATAGCGCCCCGTTAAAATTGCCATCCTGCACGCCCTTTCGTTGTGAGGTTGCGGGTCATCGCTTAGGCATCGAGCGTGACGATGAGCCCCGTCGATCGAATCAGTTCAGCCAACTTCAAATACATCGCGCGCCGATAGCGGACCATCGCGGGAATGAACACATCCGGCGGGTTGGGCATCGTGCCGCGGTTCCAGCCGCGTTTTGTCTTCCGCGCTTTCGTGCCGTATTCGTAGAGCCAGCCGTGCGGCGCACTACTGCGCACTTGCGCCGCCACGCTATACGGCCCGATCTCCTGCACCCGCACCTTGACGCCCTTTTTTAACTTGCCCGTCGGCCCCTTCGGATACGCCGCGACGATCTCGGCTTGCGCCGCATACGCGCTATCCAGCACGATCTGCGTCGCCTGACCCTTCAGTTCTGACGGCAACCTGCCGAGCGCGTCCTTCAATTCCCGGATCCCATCAATCGACAGCGTGGCCTGTATCGGCATCACATCACCAGCGGCACGGCGTGACAGGCCATCTCAAGGCCGCGCATATCGACGTTCTCCACGCTGGTGATCGCAAACGTCTGACTCCCGAAGATCATCCTGGTTTTCGTCGTGACGCCCGGGTGAAAATCGCCGCGCACGAGATATGAGGCCGAACTGATCGGCGTGCCCGCCACGGGTTCGATGAACACGCCGATGTCGTCGCCGGTCAGTTGCGCCAGACTGACGTGCCACGTCGACGGGACCAGATCCGTCCACGTGCCCGCCGGCCCCGGGTTTTGGAACGTGACGACGTGCCGCCAGTCGCCGCGTGCCATCAGGCCACCGTCGGATCGCGATACGCCGCCAGCAGCGCGTAGATCTTCGGCCACACATCGGGCTGGCCCCCGTCGCCCCGGTCTTCGTAGAGATACGCCGTCAACATGTGGATCGCATGCGTGACGGCGGCGGGCGCCGTCGCGGCGGTCCACGTCGGATCGGCGGCACTGGCGAGATACGACAGGATCGCCTCTTGCGCCGTCGCGAGTTTCTGCGCAATGTCGGCGTCGTGCGCCGTGCCGGTGATGCGCAGATGGACTTTGGCTTGGTCGACCGTCCAGAGCGCCGGCAGCGTCACGCGCGAGAATTCGATCACGCGATCACCTCTTCCTCGGGCTGCGCCTGCGGCGGTGCAGCCGGCACGGTTGGCGGTTCGCGCTTCGCCAACGTCGAGAGCGGCCAGTCCTGTTGCTGGCGATACGGTGTCTCGCCCCCCGGCACCGGCCCGAGGCCGAACCATTCGCTGCGGGCTTCGTTCGGCGACAGCACGCCCGCACTCGTGGCGGCTTGGGCGGCCTGGACGCGCGTGAGCGTATCCATCCAGATCAGCAACGTGTCATCGAATGCCAACCTCAGATAGGACGGCAGATCGATCCCCTCCCCCCAGCACGTCGCAATCGACACGAGATGCGTCTCAAGGCCCTGCGATTTGTATTGGAGTTGCGAGGCCTCCGAGTTCGCATACGGCGGCTGCTTGCTGCTATTGAGGATGCTGATCGGCATCCCGAGGACTTCGCAGACTTTCTCCTCCGTCCAGCCGAGTTGCTCAATCACCGCCGCATCGACGGCCGACGTGGACACGGACTCATACTTCATCCCGAGCTCGGCGATCAGGATCTCGCCGCTCTTGAAGTTCGCCGCGTCGGTTTTGAGGCGGGCGGCCGAGAGCGGATCCAGCTTGGTCGGCGCAATCAACACGCCCGAGGGCCGCGCGCCCTTCGCGAAAAACGTCGTGCTGTTATCGGAGATCGCTTTCGCTTGCGCAATCGCGCCCGTGGTCGCCGTCAGCGGCGAGATCCCACACAGCGGGTGATACAGACAGTTCCAGCGATCGTGAATCAGTTCGCGCGCCGGAATCACGACGGGTTGCGTCTGCTCCGGCAGCCCGGCGAGTTCGTTCGATTGCAGTTCGTAGTAGACGCTGCCGTCGGGCGCCGTCAGCACCTTCACGCGCCCGGGATCGAGGATATGGAGTTGATTGACGACCCCGCGATCGTCGCGATGCTTCAGGATGTAGGTGTTCCCCCAGAGGAGCTTTGACAGCACCCACATTTCAACGAACTGTTGCGCCGTCTGATAGTGGTTCGGACGACGCAGCACGGGGGAATACGCGGGATTGCTCGTTTCGGACCAGAAGCCGTTGCGGTCCCGCTCCAGCAGGAGAGGGGGCGCGATCTTGCTGATGTCCTGACTGATCCGCGAGACGGCGCCGAATACGCTCGGATTGCCCAGCGCGGATTCGGTCGTGAGTGGATCGTTGTTTTGCCACGCGCCCGTGTAGGGCTCGCGCACGATCGGCCACCACGACCCCGCCCCGCCCCCCGCCGGCGAGAGCAGTTGCGCGAGGCGGCCCCGCACCGTCGTCAGGACGCTCATCGCTTACCCGCCGCGCTTCGCTTTACCGTTCGCGGTCGTCGCCGGTTCGGGCTCGTCCTCGCCGAACGTCGTGCCCGTGGGCGCCGGCCAGGCGGCCGCCGTCAGATACTTCACGGCGTTCGCGTTCGCCTTCTTCCAGTTGATGAACCGTTCCGCGCGTAGCGCGACGCAGTTCGCCTGGAACATCGAGACGTAGACCGTCGTCGCATCGACGGGCGACATCGGCGCCGAGTCCATCTGCAACGAGGCTTCGCTCGAGGCGTCGATCGTCACCCCGCCATCGTCGGCATACATGACCAGCGAGGGCTGTAACGCGATGACTTTCGTCGTGACGGTGTTGCTGACGATGAACGTGAGGCCCTTCCACGTGCCCCCGGCGACGCCGATGCCCGGGAACTGCGGGGAGCCGTCGCTGTAGGTTTTGAACGAGAGCGCCATCGCGTTCGCCGGCGACATGATGAACGTCAGGCCGTCGACCGGGATGTTGTTCGTCGTGAAGTGCGAGATGAGGCCCAGGATGTCAGCCAGCGGATTCGCCGTGGCGGCGGCCGTCGGCGCGCCGTTCGTGATCGAGGCGGGATTCACGCCAGCGACCGCGGCGACCGCCGGGTCGGTGAACTGCGCATCGATGAAGCGCGCAATGCCGGCCACCATATCGCGCCGCACCACGTCTTCGGCTTTCGGGCTGCTGAGTTTGATCAGTTCCTGCGTCAGCACGATGATCCCGGCGATCTTCGACCAGTCGAGCGTGAGGGACGCGAACGCCAGCGCGCTCACCGGCTTGGGTTTCGTTTCTCCCACCCAGTTGTAGGTGCCGCCGCCGGTCTGTTGCGAGATCTTCGTGTTGAAGGGCACCGAGTAGAGGCCGGGGATCTTGCCGACGATCGTCGCCGCGCGAAGCAGCTCGACAAACTCCTTCGAGATGTTCGGCTGCACGAGCGGACTCGCCCAGGTCGCATCGGTCGCGGTGCCCGCGGCGACGGCCGCTTTCAGCGCCAGCGCGACTTCGGGCGTGCTGTCGTTCCAGCGTTGCGCGTATTCGTAGGCGCTCGTGCTGAACTGCTTGCACGCGAGCTGCGCGCACACGTAGCGCACGAACGCCGTGCCCGGCGGCACGACCGGCGTGACGCGCACCGACGCATACTGCGATGTGATGGCGGTCGCTTTCGTCATCTGCACTGCTTCCATGTCGCGCCAGCGGGCCTCGTCGGCCTCGCAGTTCTTGATTTGCAGCTTGAGGCCGTCGACGGTCGCGGCGGTCTTCTCATCGAGGGTGCCGCCGGCGGGCGCACTCTCCATGAGATTCTTCATTTGGAGGCCGAGGTCGGCCCGTGTCTGCGTGAGGCCCTGAATGCGTTCGGCGATAGTCATGATCGATCCTTTCGAGAGTGATTTGACGGTCAGGATGGAGGCCGACGCATTGGCCGGAATCGTGACGAGGCTCAGTTCGCAGATTTCGCTTTTCGTGATCCGTCGCGTGCCGTTCTTCAGCCGCTCGAGGCCGCCTTCCAGCACGCGGTGTCCAATCGACACGCCCGTGATCACCCCGGCTTTAATGCTCTGCCAGGCTTCATCCACACGCGTCTTCAACGGCCCGGGCTCGTCGACTTCGGGGATCGTGGCGTCGAAGACGATGCCGGCGGGCGTGCGGGTGAGCGTGACGCGCCCGATCGGTTGCTTGGGATCGTGATGGAACAGCAGCGGCAGCGAGTCGCGGAACGTGGCGCCGGCGGGATCGAAGCTGTCGCCCTGGCGGTCGAGTTCGGGCGTCGAGGCGATCCCGCTAAAGGTGCGCTGCGGTGCCGCGACAGATTTGATCTCGAGCAGCGAATAGGCGCGATCCATCGGCGCCCTAGTGTGGGGGCGGGCGCCCTATTTCTCTGATTTAAGGTTGTGCAAATAGGTGCGGTCGATCGTCCGCCGGAGAAACTCCGGCACGGTCATCCTGGCATCGGCTGCCCGCTTCGCCACGGCCGCATAACTCGACGCGCGTAAGGTCAGGGTTAGCCGCACCGAGGGATCGCCCGGATGCAGCACCGGCCGGCCCGGACGCCCTTGCCAGTTTTCTTTCATCCGACCACCTGCAACGTGTAACTCGGCTCGCGCGTCGCGTTATGGCGATCCATCAGGTCGACGGCCATGACGAGGGCGACGACCGCATCGATCCGTTCCGTGCTGGCGACTTTCGAGGGTTTCAGATTCCCGCTGGCGTCCTGCTCGACGGCGACGTTGCTGACGGTCCAGCGCAAGACGGGATCGCCGTTGTGCCGCAGCTGCTTCGCCAGAATCGCCTTCTCCAGCGATTTCGTCGGCGCCGACAGCGAGCCGAACCCTTGGCGCATCGGCACGCAGGTTAAGCCGTCCTGCTGTTCGAGGCGGGACACAAGATCTGTCGAGTTCCACGGATCGAAGGCGATCATCTGCACATCAAACTCGGCCGCCCAGGCGATCAGCGTCGCCCGGACCACTTCGTAGTCGACCGTCGCGCCCGGCATCGTCGTGATCTGCCCCGCCCGCTGCCAATCGTCGTAGGGCACATGATCCCGCCGGCTGCGTGCGGCGATCGACTCATGCGGAATGAAACACTGCGCCAGCACGTCGAACCCGTCGTCACGCGGGAACACGGCGACGAGCGCCGTCAAGTCCTTCGTGGAACTCAAGTCCATGCCCACGTAACAGCGCCGCTTCGCGAGCGAGGCCCGATCGATCGGCGCCTTGCAGGCGTCCCACGCATGCATCGAGATCCAGCGCGACGCTTGCTCCGTCCACTGGTTCAGGTAGAGTCGCCGAAAATTATTCTCTTGCGCGGGAATCTCTTTCGCGCGGGCGGCGAGAATCTGCATCTCCTCCAGGCTGCGGAAGTCGCCCAGGGCGGGATTCGCTTTCTTCCACACGCGCTGACTCGTCCAGTCGGCGTCGATCGGGGCTTCATACAGCAGCGGCAGGAACGTGGGATCTAACGCGGGGTTCTCGGCGACCTTCTTCGCGTGCGCGTAGAGTTCCCACAGAATCGAATGGCGATCGTAGCCGGCCGTGGAGATCACGAGCAGCAACGGTTGCGCCCGGGCGCCCATCGACGTGGAGAGCACGTCATACAGCCGCCGATCGGGCGCCGCGTGCAGCTCGTCGTAGATCACCATCGAGGCGTTGAACCCGTGCTTGCTATACGCCTCCGCACTGATCGCCCGGTAAAAGCTCGCGCTCTGCTCGTGGACGATCCGCTTCTGCGAGTCGACGATATAACACGCCTCGGTCAACGCCGCATCGTTGCGGATCATCTGCGCCGCCACGCCGAACACGAGCCCCGCCTGGTCCCGATCGGCCCCGGCGCTGTACACCTCCGCGCCGACTTCCCCATCAGCCAGCAACCCATAGACGGCGATCGCCGCCGCCAGCTCGCTCTTGCCGTTCTTCCGGGGCAGCATCAGCAGGCAGGTGCGGTATTGGCGCAGGCCGTCCTTCCGCTTCTTGAACAGCTTCTTGAGGATCCCGACCTGCCACGGCCGCAGGTTGAAGGGCTTCCCGCCGAACACGCCTTTCGTATGCGTGAGGCTGTTAATAAAGGCAATCGGATCCCGCGCCGGCAAAGGCCCCTGCTGTTTCCCGCTATCCCTCGTCGGTGTATTCCGGTTCCAGCCGCCACGCCGGTCCCGCTTCGGAGGAAAACGTGCCGGTGCCGCCGGCGTCGTGACCAGATCTGTCATAGGTCCGGTAGTCAAAGGCCGCACGTCATGCCCGGGTGGTTTGGGGGCCGCCCCTAACTGAACATTTTGACCGCCCCCCCATGATGATCACAATCCCAATCCAGTTTTTTTATGGTGACAGGCGGAACAGAGCGCCTGGAGGTTATTCGGATTCCAGAACAATTCGGGATCACCTTCATGCTTCACAATGTGGTCGACCTCGAGTTGGTGATGAATCACCCCACACTGGGCGCAGGTATATCCCGCTTCCACGAGGACGCGCTCACGTTCACGCTTCCAGCGTTCCCGATAATACAGGCGCCGGATGAGACGGTTCGGGCGCTGCTGTTCCTTCACCCGGGCATGCGTCGGACAGCGCCCCTTGGGGACCAGCACACCACAGCCGGGAGCGACACAGAACTGCATCGCCTCACCCCACCATCCCAGGATCACCCCACGATCGCACGTGGTATTACCCCACGTTTGCGATACCTCCGGCACGCCGCGGCTCGTAACATCCGATGACGGTTACAGTAGGCATACCGATCACATGGGGATCCACACACACCACATGCACCTACCGATCGATACCGCTTCCACCGTCCACCCTGATAACGGCGGTTACGCACCCGCTCCCGCTCTTTATCTCGGTAAGGCATTCACCACCCACGCAGCTCAGGTTGTGTGGTGATCTTAGCTTCCCACTCCGCCACACGGGGGATCGTGGTATCGGGATACATAGAAAAGCCCGAGCCGTCGATTGAGTCACAGCCCGCTTTCGTCGCCAGGGCATATCGCTTGAAGCCGTTGACTCTTCCCCAATGCACCCATACGCCGCGGGCTTGGGCTAGTCCACACAAGCCCCGTACCTCTTCACTTTCCTTATAGCGATCGGTTCCACCGATAAAGAGGGCTTGGAGCTCTCCCCAGGGAATGCGATCGGGTAAGAGCCCATCTTGTGCGACTAATGCCACGGGGAAGCCAAGCCCGTGGAGTAAGCGGCACCAAAACGGGAAGCGGGCCAGGGTGGCGGCGGCATCGCCCACCACATCGGGAGCGGTGACAAAGAGACACCCGCGGATCCCATAAAACCGCTCCACCATCCGCATAAAGCCGCCCTCATCGAACCCATGAAAAGCCCCGTTATCCATCGCCCACTTGCCAGGGGTGAGCTCTAATGTTTTTGGATCATTCCATTGGCGGGGCACGATCAAGTGCCCGATCGTATCGGTGCGTTTATACGACGTTGCCCCACTCACTAGGATGAGCATTAGTCAAAGAGCCCCACTTGCACAGGTTCCCAACGATCCATGTCTATGCGATCTCCGTAATGGTTATACCGTGGACGGCTTCGACGATCTTCTTCCGCAGCTTGTAGGCTTCCGTTTTCGTGGGTTGACTCTTCACATCTTCCACGACCCACGCCTTGGTGCGGTGATCGCGATACTTGAAGTCCGCATGGAACATGCCCACGGTGTGGAAGACGGCCACGGGCAGCTCATCGCCCGACAGTTGGGGCACGATGAGCGCG